TATCTTTATTATACACGAAAGCTGCCTTATTATCAGACTTATTTAATACAGTATCTATTGTATCTTGATTTTGCTCTGGCATTTTATATCCTGCATTGCTTAATATAGATTGAAAATTATTAATCATAAGATTAAAAAATGACATCCACTCATTACTAACATTCCCATCTTGGGTGGCAATAGGGCATAACGGTATATTTGGTATGTTCATTAAAAAATCTCCGCCGACGCGCCAAGAATCACAAACCTCGATTTACCCCACCATTCAAATTTAAAGCAGAAAGCATTACTAGCACCTAATGAATTAAAGGTAACCATATTTTTACGATATCCATTTCTCGGCATATTTTGCAAAACAATGTCAGAGTATCCATATCCGCCATCATAAGAAACCGATAGCCCGATTTTCTGTTCAGAATCTGATGCTCCAGACTCTTGAGCAACATTTAATATAGACACTCTTTTGCTTTTATTATTTTTAAATATTAGCGGACTAGTTATTCTTTGTCTTGGTATTTCAAAGTTTAAATCTGAACTATCGGTCGTATTTAATCTATAATCATAAGTATATAATGAACTACTCATTTTATATAGACATCCATCTATTAAAGAAATAAAATAATTGTTCCCATTAAAAAATACAACATTTTTTGCTATATGAAAATTATAATTTTCATTTGTTGCTGTATATAATTTTTTTGTTGTTAAATCATAAACCAGAGAATAATTATCGTCTAAAAAGGTTATGTGGTAAAATATATGACCATTTTCTTGAAAAATAAAACCAATAGAGTTGCTCGGATTTTTCATGGAACTTATTTTAAAATCAAGTCCATCTGACGATATAAATTCTGGGTTTCCGCCAGTAGAAACTATAATAGAAGCATTAGACCTTTCATTAGATGCAAGCCAAACAAGATAACCAAATCCTTGCGCTATTGTATTTTTATTTAAACATCCATAATCAATGGATATTGCATTATTTCTTTGATATGGGAATATTGGAGATCCAACATTATGCCATATTTCAGTTACTTTTTTACCAAATACAAACAACTGCCTATTAAATTGTATTGTTGCAATTGCTGTATCTGCTTTTGTAGATATCTCTCCAACATGCTGCGGATCATCAGGCCAACTCAGGGCATTGTTTAAGTCGGAAAGCCTCCATCTTTGAGAATCAGATTCAGGCGCTATTAAATAGCCATCTTGAAATGTTAGATATGAAGGGCTAAAGTCTAATAATTTTCTTGAAAAGTTTTTAGATTTATAATTATATGAATATATATAGTTGCCATCAGTCATTGCTATTTCAGAATTATTGTTTTCTGCTATATACACTGCGCCAAACGAAGTTTCTAAAAACCCTATTATTGCAATACTAAGAGACTTTGTAACCGAAAATACAATATTATTAACAACTACAATAAGATGATCATATCTAGTCGATCTAAAAATTCCACGGGATTTTCCATTAATTAAAAATTCTATTACTTTTTTATAGCCAGGGTAACAAACTAACGACATGCCAGAAATAAATAAATTTGTTGTCTCAGCAGAAGATTGCTTGCCATATCTTCCAAAGGTATTGGATCCAACAATATCTATATTTGCTTCATTTCTCATGGAGTCCATCCATTCCCTAAATTTGCCATGCCATAAGAAACACCCAGGCTCGGATTTAATATACTTTGAAATCTATTAACATTTCCTGGTCTTGAAATAGAGTAAACCATTTTTCCTAATCTAATAAGTTCTCTTGTATGTTGCGCATCAAATTCATGCTGATAAAAATCGCACATTTTTTTAGCCAATGCATATTTTAAATAAGATATATATAGTCCACCAAAAACCTGATATAAATCATCGGTATTTTTTACTGGAGATATTGAAAATTTCCCAGTTATCTGGAACTTGTAATCTTGATTAGTAGTAAAATAAATATTAATCAATGTTCCATTAGGCTGTCTTTGCGCATAATATTCATAAGGCAAAGATTGTATCCCTTTAATATAATTATCATCAAAAAAACCTCTAATTCCTTTTGGAATTAAAGTATATATAACATTACCAATAGCAAATGTAACTGAAGAGCATTCTATTAAATTATCAACAAAGAAGGATGATGCCCCAAGTGGGACATCAACCTCTTTAAAGGTATAGTATGGTTGCAAATTTCCAGTGGATTCTATTTCGAATAAAATATCATTTAAGAATCGCAATCCATCTGAAGATTTTTCGCCATCAACTGTCTGAAATCCTCTTCCGACTATCCCAGACAAATACCATGCATCATTTACTAATTGCTGGGCAGTTATCATTAATATGTTTCTGGTAAAATAAATGACATGGCATATTCGTCTACAAGCGTTTTACCCCAAATAGCATCATGGACAATACCTTTTTGGTTTTCACCAAATTTTGAACCATAATACATTCTCATACTTACGCCAGTAGCAGGATCAACAAAATTTGAAGTTTTAAACGGATCTTCATCTTGCAGCCTAGGCACTGCTAAATATAAAGCTTTACCTTGAACAATTAAACATGCCTTATGATTTGGCAAAGCTTTTAATTTCATATTCGCTATTACAGGAGTGTTGATATTTCTATTAGCATCTGTTGCTGTAGAAATCAAAGCAGGGTAAATTTTTAAAACTGTTTGACCACCTCCATCTGTAGCTGCATCTTCTGTTACGCGCACCTGAACTTTGCTAGAAGAAACTTTATGCCCAATCCTAGTTAAAAATCTAATATTCGGCACTCCTGACACGCCATCTTGAAATGTTAATTTATCATTTTCTTTAAATGCATTTGGTTCTGATACAGCCGTTGCTACAGTAACAGTTAACTCAGTTCCATCTGCTGATATAGAATCAACAACTATATCATGATTTTCGTTACCAACAGTTCCAGCGGTATGCAATGGCAGTAAATTTGATCGATAAAAATCACATTTATCAAAAGACCCGATCATCCAAGAGTTAAAATCTTTTCTATTTTTATCAATAGTAAATTGATTTAACCCACTATTAATGATCTCGTTAACCACTGTATCTGCGATATAAAAATCAGTTTGGCCCGCTGTCATACCATAGTTTCGGAGTTGTGTTAATGCTTTTGCAAGTTCTCCATATGTATTTGGAGCATTTACCCCATCTCCATAGTGCCTATAAGTATTTGTAAGTGCCAACGATGCCACATCAGCCTCAATCTGCACTGATAATTCGGAGATAGCGCCTTTTCCGACAGTGTTAAGGTAGTCATCAGCAGAAAGATTAAATACTCTTTCCTGATTTGTAACAGCGTAAGGCACACTAACAGATTTATCTACAGTGAGAGTGTGCTTTCTTTGCTCAATAGGATTAAAGTTTCCAATTACTAATGAATTTTGAGCATTAAACAAATACGGAAGATCAAATGATACTGAATCACCTAAGTTTCCAGTAAAATTCTGGAAATTCTCAAAGCGAGTATTTGCCGTTCTAATGAATGCATTGTAATTTAACAGATATGCTAAAGTACTTTTTTGGAAGGTTGTTATCTTTTGTAAAATATTAGCCATTTTTTAAATCTCATAAACATAATGAATATTTATATCTATGAAATGACTAACTAAACTTTATATTTTTCTAAGTAACTGCCGAAATCATCACTTTTTGTATCTTCGGGATGACTAATGCTATCTGGGATTGAGGATAACGGGCTTTGTGGAGCTGTAATATTATTTTGCTTTAAAGATTCTGAAATATTTCTCAGAGCCTCTTGTTGCATAACCCCATCTAAACCTCTTATTTGTGGAAGTAATAGTGGGTTTTTTGCTAAATGATATAACAAATCTCCAGCATTATCAACATAATCGGCAGCCAACAAAATATCAGGATAATTATTCACAAAATCAGCTTTAGAAACCACTGCATCAAAATCAGATTTATTGCCTTTTGACTTTTCTATTTTTTTTGCTAGTGACTCTATTTTCCCAAATACCTCTTTTTCTTGTTTCTGGTATTCGTATAGGGACCTTGCTTCGTCAGACACCATTTTTCTAATATCTTCTTCACTATAATTTGTATGGGCTTGATTATTGCTTTTTGAATCAAGCTTATCATTATCATTCAAATCTTGTGATGAAGATATTTTCTTAAGGGCTGCCTTATATCCCTTGCTATACCCTAACTGAATAGATTTTTGTATCCTTTCATTGATACCTGAATCATTATCAGTTTTTTCGTTACTACCTACGTTACTACCTACGTTGTTTTCATCCTCAGAAGTAATTAAATCATCTTGATGAACTTCAACAGAATCATCAATTTTATTATTAGTTTCGTCATTCATAAATATACCGTTATCTTTTCCTCGATTTAAAGGCAAACAACATATTGTTGAGTCACGCCGATACCCTAGCGACGGGGATATAGCCCTGCATGGATCTTAATTAGCATTTAATCTAATTATCCATACAGCGAATAATTAAAACATTATGATATAAATTATAAAAAGTCAACTATTTATTTCTTCTTTTTTCTACCGGCAGAGCTCATTTTGGCCATTTTTTTAGCACCATATTTCTTCCTTCCGATAGATGCCGCTACCGCTGCTGGATTATTCGCCCCACCAGCAGCTACCGCCTTCTCCAGTGCCGCAAATCTTTTTCCAGAGCCTGGCTTGCTTTTCTTGGCAACTTTTTTATAATTATCTCTTGCTTTTTTTGCTTTAGATGTATTTTTTTTCATTTAAATCTCCACATTAGATTTTGTTAAAAGATCAATTATTTGGCCCATTCTTTCAGCCTGGATTTTTGCCTCTTGCGTTGCTATTTTTTGCTGTTCCAGCATACTTTTCTCTATTGACTCCAGCCGTGAATCAGCCATTTTAGATACATTTGAATGTGCTTCAAGCGCATCAATTTTTTGCTGATGAGTAAATTTTTGCTCCTCCAAAGATAACTTGGCCATATTCTCTTGATGTGTAAGTTCTATTTTTTTATTTTCAAGAATAATGGCTTGCTGCTCTGCGCTTGGAGCGTTAGAAGAAGCATTACTTTGTTGTTCCTGCTCCTGTAGATACTCTACTGTCATATTTTTTAATTCTTGACTGCCTCTAATTTCAATATTATCCAGTAAAACTGGCAGTCCTTTTGAGTTAATAATTTCAGCAAAAGTTTGTGACTGAGACATAAGGGCAAGAATTACTTTTACAGATCTTGATTTCTGTATATCAAGATTAGCCCCTGGAGATACTGTAACCCCTAACATATTTTTATCATAATTAAAAGTATCAGAATCCACATTTAAAAATGAAAAGCCCCCACCTTGACTAGGTATTTTAATTGATTGGGGCAGAGAATATACATATGGAATAAGATTCTTTAGAATATGGCAAGCCCATTCAAGAGATGATATGTACCCTATCATATAGGGCATACTGGAAGCGCTCGATTGGGTTGCGCCCATTAATATAGCTTCCCCCGAAATTTCTTTATTACTTATTCCGAGTTCTGCTTCATAGGCACCAAGAGCAGATTCTATATTTTTGTCGCATAACTGAAACGCCTCTAAATATTGAGGATTAACCGGTTGAGGTGGAATTTGAATTGGTGGAGCTAATTGGGCTCCAGTGATAGTATCATTAGGATTATATTCTAGTATGTCTGCTTTTTGAATATTCTTCCAATTCTGATCATTCTCAGGAATAGCCCCAATTGGAGACAAAAACAAAGCAGACGTTTTCTTACCAATGGAAGACGCAAACTCAATTCCAACGAAATTTTTTAGTCTTTGGGCATCAAAAACATTTTTCAAATAAGATCGTGTTTTTTGATTGCCTCTTAAATAGACCGAATTTCCATCTATAAAAATGATGGGAAGCTCAGAAAAATAAGGAAGCTTTTCAACTTTTATAATCTTATTATAAGTTAAGGTATACTTCACTATTTCAGTTTCATAAGATTCCCTTTCAGCAACTATTGTTGGAGCAACGGGAAGCATAGACCATTCTTCTTGCTTCTTTTTAAGATCATCGTCTTTATAAGACTCCCCATTAGACATCAAATATAGCTTAAATTTCACCCTTTCTTTTTTATAGTATTCGACTATAGAAATCATTTTCTTATCTAAAGAATACCACTTAAATCCATTTTCTTCTTGTTTTCCGAAAGATGTATTTTTTAGATCTTCTACATCGACATCTTTGTAAATTTCTTTAAATGTATCTTCATCAATAAACCTATACTCAAAAACATAATTACCGTCTCCCTTGTGCCTGCACTTCGCCAGAGGATCAAACCCAACAAGGGTGGGATCCACTTTTTCAAATACTATTTTTTGATGGAAGCCTGTGTTAGATTTATAATCAACTTTTAATTTCCATGCAGAAAATCCGCCAGCCAATAAATCCCTATATGTTTTGGTCTGCATCTCAAAATCACTAAGGGTTATATTTTTTATGATTTCCTCTACCGCCTTTATTGTTAAAGGCGGAACTGCATCAGAATTTGCTTCCACTTTGAATGATGGCTTTGTTTTTGCAAACTCGCCACACAATCTTGAAATATAAGACTCGATTACGTTAAATGTAAGTGCAGGCTTTTCCAGTTCTTCGCACGTGCTTTTATCATTTTCTGATAATGTAGTGTCAAAGATGAACTTTTGGGCATACCAAAATGAATCAATATTATCTTTAAAATAATTATAAGAGCATTCAATATTTTTACGAATACTAGGAAGGTATTTTTTATCTGATTCTCTTACTTTTTCCATTATTTTCCAAATACTGATATTTTTGCTTGAAACGGAGTCCTGTCAATTTTAGCCGCATTAAACACAGAGTCATTACAAAAAGTTAGAGCAATGGCATCTGCAAAATCTGGGGAATGCCCTAATTTTGACTTTATTAATGATTTATCGATTAGCCTAAATCTGCCCTTATTGTCAAATTGATACTGTATAGACATTAATTCTTTTATCAACATAGAATTGTCGGGTATATTAACAATACCATGATTCTTTTCTAAAAATTCAGCTAACTCAAAGTACATCTCTGCTCTTTTGTTTGCGTAACGATCTGAATTTTTAGCTTTTTCAGCAAAATTAATACCAATGACTCTGGCTGAAACTTTAATACTATCATCATTCTTTAAAAGATCATATACTCCTGGCATCCCTGTTTTGTCAATAACAACGGTGGATTGGCTAAATTTCAAAATGATGCTGCGTGCCTGCCCATAAACAAATGATGTGTCTTTCCCCTCCATCACGCCTAAAATCTCAAATGTAGCACCTTGCCTCTTAATAATAACCGTTTTGTCGTCCCCTTCCCAAGCAGGATCAATCCCAATAATTATCGGTCCATTTTTTTGTATGGCAGTACATTTAGATGCAGCAATTATATATTGCGGCAGAATTACAGAATTTGAAACAGGCGTGCTAAACGCCTCTTCTGGGTTAATGGGGTATTCTCGCTTAAATCTCCATTCGCCATCGCGTCCCATTTCAGATATCTTCGACCGCCGCCATAATATTTGTTCTTTTGAAAGATTGTACGTTTTACTTAAAAAATCCTCTTCTTCAGTAAGCGCAAAATCTAACTCATAGGACTTTTTATACTCAAGATGCTGATTCCATCCCAGGAAGAATGGCTTATATTCGGACCGCCCATCGACAGCGTCATTCCATTTTTCATGAAAATAATTACCAATGTCGAAAGCTGTTGATTCCAATATTATTTCTGTTCCATCTCCCCCAGGGATAGATTCCATAATCCCTGCAACGTGCTCTTTTGGGTTTGCCCATCTAGCAACCTCCGATCCATGGAAGTATCGTAAGGTACCGCCCACACCTACGCCAACGGACCCAGCAGTTCCAACTTTATAACCAGAATTAATAGATTCAAATAATAGATTGCGTCGATTATCACTTTTAACCGGTACTTTAAGCGGCTCTGGCAAGTGTTCATAAAAGCATTTTACCATGCCAAATAGATTGTCGGTCGTATCTGACAGATGCGTCAAGATGAATGTTCTAACCCCACTTTTGAACATTGTTTTCACAAAGAGCCTTGCTGCGACATACGTTGATATACCTAATTGCCGCGCTTTTAAAATTATAATTCTCGCTTTCCCCTCCTTCTCGATCTGATTTTCGATAAAATTATGAAGTAACAGTTGCTCTGCGTTAAAAACGAAAGGGGCGATGCCATTTGATTTAGTAACTATTTTCAGATACTTTGAAAATTCCGGTAAATCATTAATAATATTTGCCAGCTCTTCATGCATTATTTTGCAAGGTCCTTATTTTTTATAATGTCAATGAGAGATAGTGTATTATTTGTTTCTATTGGTTTATAAAGCCCATGGATTTTTGCAATTTTGTCATAGCATTCTAACTGTAGTTTTAGAGCCGGTATATTGTCATGAGTTTCTGTGGAGTCTTGACAGATTCTCATGATGCCTTCAGTGACAATTTTTTGATTAATATTAACACAATAAGGAATAGGACCCTTTTGCTTACAATACTCTTTAACAACATTAGATTCTGTAAAAAGAGCAATTGCTTTTGCGGCAACTTCTGAGCATTCTGGAAATCCAAAAACAGAGCAATATGACTCAATGAGATTGCCAGAATCATAAAACTTATCTACAAATTGTCTAATTTTATCATTAAAATTTTCCACGGATTGATGTTAAAGTATTTTCTAAATATAATCAATTCAATGAAAGCACAATCAGAAGCAGATATTCAAAAAGCGATAGTTCAATATTCAAAATTGATTCACGTGGATCAATATTTGATATACATTCCCAATGAGCAGATAGTTTTTAGCGCATCATCAAACAAGAAATGGGGATGGTGGAAAAAATTGCTTAGCATGGGATATAAAAAAGGAACACCAGATTTATTGCTGGCTATTCCAAACTTAGATTATCATGGGCTATGGATGGAAATAAAAAAGCCTGGAAATTTTGCCAGCAAAGAGCAAATGCATTTTTTGAAAAACATGGATAGCATGGGCTATTTAACTAAAATAGTTTATGATGCTGAAACCGCAGTAAAAATAATATCTTCCTATTTATCGAATGTATAAATATTTTTAAGAATATTCTTGCGCCTCATTATTAAAAAATCTTTAATTAAATTAAAGGAATTAAAGGATTGATACATTCTCTTTAATTTGTTACGGGTAAAATCACTATTACAGCACAAAGTAACTCCCCTTAATAAAGTTTTCTAATTTTTTTTATTATAAAGCTCCATAGAATCTTTCCAAATTTTTCGTTTTTTACTAATATCTTTTTCTTGACAAAACGATTTATAACAATCTTGTCCCTCAAACCATTTGACGCGACTTTCAACGGACATCCTTGGATGGTCTTTATCCAGATAGGATTTTGCATATTTTTTACAACATCCCTCAGAACTCGATACAGGCCCGTCATTGATAAATTTCTCTTTGTGCTTAGCGTATGCACCCGAAAACCGTTTTCTTGCGTCATATCCGCTAGCTTGATGTCTGAGCCAGTATATATCACATTCGAGAGCGATTGGTTTCACAATGGCATGCAAATCCCAATTGCCCTCTATTGCAGCGTTGTAACAGTCGAGCATTGATGGTATTTCAGCTAATTTCACGTCAATCGCAATGCGCATGAACTGTATTGGATTTGGTGGATAGGTCGTGTATCGATCATTGGCTTTTGATTTTAGATAACATATTGCTTCTCGTATTTCTGTTTCCGTCATTTGGGACACGGAATTTAACCAGGCTCCAGATAAAACCGAATGATTCTCACTATCACAATAGGCCTGTTTCGTCCATACAGCCCCATAAAGAGTTTTAAATACCTCGAATATGTAAGATACCGTTTTTGCGGTTCCTCGTCTCCTAGATGGGTATTTGGAGTTCTCCTGGGATATATTCTGCGATCTCTCCATTTCGTTTTGCATTCCGTATGTATTCTCTTGTTTCTCGTTGAGCACGTTCGTAATGTGTTTCATCGTTTCCATGTTTGTTTTTCCTCTGGGGTGGATTGATGTCGTTATTCATGAATCTTTCGATGTGGCTAGAATCGCGAAGTATTAACGAAAGATCGTCGTAGTTATTATCTACATTCCACGGTGTCTTAGCTGCACCACTAATTGCGTTTAAAATATCGTCTTCACAGTATCCAAGTTTAAATGCCTTCAAGATGGATTTTTTCCTCTTTTCGTCAAATTTAGCTCTTGGGTGTTTAAATACACATTTCCAGTATTCGAATATTTTATTCAAAGAAAAATTTTCAGGTTTCTGCTCTTTATTTGATCTGTCGCTTTTTTGTTCAAACTTGATATTATTATTACTAGATATAGTTCTAGATATAGTTATAGAGGACTGCCCTACTTCCTGCCCTACTTCCTGCCCTACTTCCTGCCCTACTTCTATTTCTTTTTCGTGCAAGCCATTGTTTTTATTTTGTAAATTTTCTTTTAACCCTGCCCTACTTCCTGCCCTACTTCCTGCCCTACATCCTGCCCTACTTATTTTAGACGGACTTGTCCCTTGATAATAAACTATCTTTAAAATTAATTGCCCTTTTTGTGATTGTGATTTAGATAGAGTTTTTATGAGCCCTACTTTTTCCAGCTCGTTGATAATGCAGCGAGACTGCTTGTAAGTAATGCTAAATTCAGCAGATCCCTGTGATTTTTCTTTATACAGTGACTCTCTAAGCCACTGATGAGATATCCCTCTCTCTTGACCGGCTATACCCGTCTTCCAGCTCATGATCCGCTTAAGCTTAATGTAAGCAGGATAACATAATGGATTTCTACATGCATCAAGTAAATATTCTTCTTTTCTTGTAATTGGAATGTATGATTCAGTCATGGCCTATTTTCAGTTATTTTAATTGTCAGAATTTTGCTCAAGAGACTCAATCCATTCGTTGAGTGATTTCTCTGTGATGAATCGTCTTCCCCCAATGAATATACTTTTAGGGCCTTTGCCACACTTCCAGAGATTATATAGAGACGCCTTACAGATAGGCACTCGCTTCAAAAGACCATCGACACTAATTATAGTATTCATAAAGTTTTATCCTATTTTGGAATTAATTAGATTAAATTATCATAAGTTTTAAAAAAAAATCAAGTGGAAAAATAGTTAAAATATAAAATAAATTAAAAATAATTATTGACAATCCATGCAAATGTGTCATACTGTAATCATCTTAGATGTAATCATTTATAACAAAGGAGATAATAATGAATAACGAAAAACTTATCGACGCTTCTAAAACAGGCGATCTCAGCTCGGTTAAATACCTCATTGAGATGGGCGCTGATGTGCATGCTGATGATGATGAGGCGCTGAGATGGGCTTCTTACAACGGACATCTGGATGTCGTGAAGCATCTCATTGAGATGGGCGCTGATGTGCATGCTGCTGATGTGCATGCTGCTGATGATGAGGCGCTGGGCAGGGCTGCTGAAAGAGGCCATCTCGACGTGGTGAAGTATCTCATTGAGATGGGCGCTGATGTGCATGTCCGTTATTATTGGGCGCTGGGCAGGGCTGCTGAGTACGGCCATCTGGACGTTGTTAAATACCTCATTGAGAGGGGCGCTGATGTGCATGCTGCTGATGATTATGCGCTGGGGAGGGCCGCTCGAAATGGCCATCTTGACGTGGTGCAGCATCTTGTCGAGATGGGTGCTGATGTGCATGCCCATTATGATTGGGCGCTGAGATGTTCTGCTGAGTATGGAAATCTCGACGTGGTGAGGTATCTCATTGAGAAGGGCGCTAATATTCATGCTGATGATGATTATGCGCTGAGATGGGCTGCTGAGCACGGCCATCTGGACGTTGTTAAATACCTCATTGAGAGGGGCGCTGATGTGCATGCTGATTATGATGGGGCGATGAGATGGGCTGATGAGCACGGACATCTCTACGTTGTTAAATATCTAAAAAGCGTCGTTGCAAAAAATTAAAAATTGCGTTACTATAAGATTAAACATTAAACAAAGGAGATTAAAAATGACAAAATACGAAGAACATGTGCAATTTTGCAAAGAGCAACAACTGCCCGTTTTCTGTCCAGTAAATGGGTCTTGCCGTTCATGCGGTAAGTATGTCTTTGATAGATATTCTGCGAAAGCGTACATCACTGGATGTCCGTTTTGCTGCCGCAGCTTTTGTGATTAGCAACATAGGGATAATTAAAGGGATAATTAAAATGAATACTGCATTAATAACTGTTAAAGAAACTGCAAAATTAATGAAGGTTAAGACTCAAACAATATTGAATTGGGCAACTGGCAAGGTCGAGACACATAAAGATTTCCCATCACTTATTTATACAAATAATAAAGATGGGAAAAAAATTAAAGTTGGTTTTTTAAGATGGGAAATATTGGAATATATGAAAAAATATAAAATGAAATGATTTGACTATAAAAAAATATTTGATATATTATTACTATATGCCACTTCGCGAAGTTAAATTTTGGGATTAACTTTTAATGCGAAGTGGCATTACTTATTAATAAATAAAGAAATAATGATTGCGGCCCCAATAAAACCTATATTACTAATAAAATCATATAATTAAATAATAAACAAAAGAACGCTATATTTAGGCCATAAACTATTATTAAAATCATAATGAAGAAATATAATAACGGTTAAAAAATTTAATTAACTTATTTTATAAGATAATGTCGAGGCGGGGAAACAGAGCGATCTACTTTAATAACGCCAGCCGATTCTAAAAATGGACACATTTCTAACCACTCAAACTTGTGAATATGTGAGTACTTATAAACATCTTTTAGTCTAAAATAATTATCTTTTCTTTTAATTTTCTTCAGGACTTTATACATTTTAATATACACCTCAGTCTCTGTTTTTTTAATAGATTCCACTTTATCTAAATCTTTAACAAACGAATCGCGGTAAAACCTAATTTTTTGTTCGGCGCATAATATATGGTATGAATTTATTTCTGTGGCCTGTGGATCATTAATAAGAGATTCGGCCAAGGACCATTTCATGACTTGCTCAATATGGCGGCCCCACAAATAGTCATTTGGAATCCTTATATTTTGGATTGCTTTTTTTGCACAATCTGTAAAATTAATTGTTATATATTTATTAAGCGATACACTATATCTAGTTGACACAATTTGATGCCATTCGACAAATTTTTCAGGAATGGCTGCATGTGGTTCAAAATTAATTAATGGCTTTTCGCCTGTTTGCGCAACAATAAATCTATTAATAAATCCAGTTGCCTCTAAATTATGTTTTCCTTTGAACAGCGGATATAGCAGTTCTGGAACAGTATCACCAATTAATGTTAATGCAGGCCTTTCTATTACTTTTGCAGAATTTTGAACGCCACTCCCTTCTACATATTGGTTATTTTGATAAATTGAATCTGATGCGTCCCATATATTGCATATTTCTGAAATTAATTGTCTTTGAATTGATCCGCTAAGTAATATTTGATTTAGGATCATTCCAAATTCTTTTATTCTTAAAAATTTTCGGAAAGACGCGTTATCGCTGTCCATCATCTCAAAAAGAGACCTTTTGGCCGTAGGTATTGCTAGTGTAAAATCATTGTTGATATTTAATTCTGTAAAAGCTTTTTGTAACTGTTTTAATGGTCCGTCTTTACCACTTCCAGTTGACCCAACAACAATAAAATATAAATTTGTTGTATTTTTTGCGGTAGTAACATAACGTCTTGAGAGTATAAATGATACTAAAGACATTGCAGCAATATTGCTCACATCTAAATTGGGATATATTGAAGATTTATAAAAATATTTAACGAGTTCATCCCATTTAAAAAATGGTTTTTTTATTGGGAATGCAGAGCTGTCAACATTCTTTAAAAATTCAATGATATCATTAGAGCTAATTATTTCTTGCGCACCAGATTTGCCAAGAAAATAATATTTTTTGTTTCTTTTTATTATTTCTATAGCGTCATCTGGCAGCGCAGAAAATACAGACATTTATTATTCTCAATCTTTATAAATCTTTATAAAAGTTAGGGATTAACTCTGATCTTTTAATGCTGTTATCGGATGCCTTTTCAATAACATATGCTGTATACGCAGACATTCTTTTTGTTTTGTAAGAATATCGAATCGTTGACAAAGAAAATTTGTCATCTGTAATAGATGCACATTTTTTGTGCATGTTATTCATACTGCCAAATTCCTTTAAAGCATTCTCAAACACTTTTATATCCAGAGCAAATAAATGTTCTTTGTTGATTTTTTTCATATTTATGTTCCGCTAGTTGGTTAGCTAAAAATATATAATAACATAATATAAAAAAATAATATATCATTTTTTATTTTTATTTTATAAAAAATTGTGCTATTTTAAGCTAACCAAAAACAAAAACAATAAGGAGCAGAAAATGCCTAACCATTCAAAAGTACTTATCGACGCTGCTAAAACAGGCGATCTCAGATCGGTGAAATATCTCGTTGAGAGGGGAGCTGATGTGCATGCCCTTAATGATGGGGCGCTGAGATGGGCATCTGAAAGAGGCCATCTGGACGTTGTTAAATACCTCATTGAGCAAGGTGCTGATGTTCATGCTGATGATGATTATGCGCTGAGATGGGCTGCTGAGTACGGACATCTCGACGTTGTTAAATACCTCATTGAGATGGGCGCTGATGTGCATGCTGATGATGATGAGGCGATGAGATGGGCTGCTGAGAACGGACATCTGGACGTGGTGCAGCATCTTGTCGAGAGGGGTGCTGATATTCATGCCCGTTATGATTATGCGATGAGATGGGCTGCTAAAAACGGACATCTGGACGTGGTTAAATACCTCATTGAGATGGGCGCTGATGTGCATGCCCTTAATGATGGGGCGCTGGGATGGGCTGCTCTAGATGGCCATCTGGATGTCGTTAAGTATCTCATTGAGATGGGCGCTGATGTGCATGCTGATTATGATGGGGCGATGAGATGGGCTGCTAAAAACGGACATCTCGACGTGATGAGGTATCTCATTGAGATGAGCTGATGAGAACGGACATCTGGACGTGGTGCAGCATCTAACAAGCGTCGTTGCAAAAAATTAAAAATTGCGTTACTATAAGATTAAACAAAGGAGAAAATCATGTTAACAGAAAAACAAAAAGAAAATAGATTTAACGGTATTGGTGGTAGTGACATATCTGCAATACTAGGCATCAGTCCATATAAAACACCTGTTGAACTTTTTAATGAAAAAATTAATAAAACCGTAGATTACGCAGAAAATTTTTCTATTAAAAGAGGGAATGCTTTAGAGCCTATCATTATAGAAGAATATGAAAATATAACAGGAAATATTGTATACAATCATGGAACAATACATGATAAGGAGCATAATTTTTTATTTGCAAATTTAGACGGCTATGTCGAAAATGATATGGGAGAAATAAAAATTGTTGTTGAAGCAAAATCAACGAATCGTAAAAAAATATGGGGAGAACCAGGAACAGATCAGATACCTGATTACTATCTAGCCCAAGCGGCTCATTATGCATATATCACGGACTGCGAAAAAGTTGATATAGCAGTGGCATTTAATGATTCAGTTAATTTGTACTATTACAGCAGAAATGAAGAATTAGAAAAAGCAATAAGAAATAAAGCTATAGAATTCTGGAATTTAGTTACAAAAAGAATACCGCCAGCACCATTATGCAAAAATGATATCGAGTTGATATATAAATGTAGCGGCACATCTATTGAGGCGGATGCTGCAATTTTAAAAGATTTGGAGTCTTTTATTTCAATAAAAGAAACAATAAAAAATGCACAAAATAAAGAGAAAAAGATAAGAGACAAAATAGCTATATATTTAAAAAATAATGAAATATTAACATACAAAGGAAAAACTATTGCCACTTATAAAGAGCAAAAAGCGCCAAAAAGAATAGATGTTAAAAGATTACAAAAAGAAAATCCTGATATAGCAAAACAATATACTATTTCAGGAAATGCACAAAGAAGATTATTAATAAAATAATAAAAAAGGATAAATCAATGCATAATTATTACGAAAAACTTACCGACGCTGCTAAAAACGGACATCTCGACGTGGTGAAGCATCTCGTTGAGAATGGCGCTGATGTGCATGCTGCTGGTGATGAGGCGCTGGGATGGGCTGCTGAAAGCGGCTATCTGGACGTTGTTAAATACCTCATTGAGAATGGCGCTGATGTTCATGCCAATAATGATTATGCGCTGGGCAGGGCTGCTGAAAGCGGCTATCTGGACGTTGTTAAATACCTCATTGAGCAAGGTGCTGATGTTCATGCTGATGATGATTATGCGCTGAGATGGGCTGCTGCATTCGGCCATCTG